AAAATAGAATTCAAAATAAAAACTTACTTTGCCCTTAGATTAATATGTCCAAAAACGCGGCACTCGCCGCCATGATAGTATGCTATTTAGTCCCAATTCTTTACGTCTGGTGGAAAAACTGTTAGATACGAGTCTTTTTAATCATCGTTTGAATATGCGAATAAAGCAACAGAAAAAAGACCCGTGAGTATTGCCAACCAACGAATACCTTTAACAGATTCTTTAAACACTAATACACCTTCAATGGTTATAATTGTATTACTAATCAAGTTCCACACCAAGTTTGTCTGTGCCATACCCTGGTAATTCAAAGCCTTTAAAAAAATTAGTGGCTGCAAGAGATAACATACTAATGAAAATACAACTCCAGGGAGATTAGGTATAGTCTGATTATGAACTAACTTCAGTGAAGTCATCATAAATACATCATTCATAGCCATCAATGTGCCAAATGCAATCGGAAGAAGTGAAAAATTTCCTATCTTCCAATTGATACTTTTAATCCATTTATCAATGAAGTCTTTCATTTGTTACTCTTCTTATAAAAACGAATTAATCGATGAAACGTTTATTTTTCTAAAAAAATGTCAAGCGCCGATTCTACAGAGCTTGGATATGTTTCGGATGTTAACCCTGACACTGAGAGCGAAAAGCTTCCAGCATCTGGTGATGATTACGAAACAGAAACTGAAGACGAAAGGTCTGAAGGAGTTCAATCAGAAACTTCTGACGAATACGAGAAAGCAATAACCCGCTATGCAGAATTGCTAGCAGATGTTCCTCAAGATAAGTTCGGTGGAATTGTAGAAACAATTGAAGACCTTTTGACTGGAAAAATTGAATTTACCGAGCAGAATAACGATGACGGATTCGATAATGTACTATTTGCAACATTCATTACTGTAATTGTAATAATTGTCGCATCAATCTTAGGAGTATACTTCAATTCAAAAACGAATTTCCCATTCTTATCGTAGATAACTAAAAAACACCATAGACTTTATACTTATTACCGTCTGTGTAATCGCAATTGGAGCAATGGCATATTTTATATGCTCATTAGCCTGGTATCGGAGAAATGGAACATTATACTAATTATTGATACATCATTCTCCAACTTTCAAACTCTTTCTTACCCGAATCGGTAAGAAGAATTTTTACTGTCGATTCTGAAAGAGTAAAAGGTAACTTATACTCAATGTAGAAAGGATACTCTTTCATAGAAGGGTCACGCATAACACGAAGCATATTCAAACGAGTCATCATTGCCTCTACAGTACGAATAAGAGTGCGAACACCTTTTTCATCTGAAGAAAATCCAGTAATCATATACTTTATTGCTTCATCCGTAAGAATCAGATCCGTTGAAGAAAACTTCAAACGTTCAAGAAGTTGTGGCCAGATGTAATCTTTGAGAATAGCTTTTTTGTCTGCTTCGTTATATCCACCGCAATTGATTACGGTCATGCGGTCACGTAGGATAGGGTGAACTTTTTCAGTTTCATTAAAAGAGAAAACAAACAGACATTGTGAAAGATTAAAGTCAACGCCAGAGAAGTAGCGATCGTGAAACTGTGTGTTCTGAGAACGGTCTGTCAAATGAATCAACATATTAATAATTTCATCTCCATGAGGAGTGTTTGAAACTTTATCAAGCTCATCAAAATACATTACAGGATTCATGCTACGCGAATGCATAATGCTATCTGCAATGCGCCCCCACATAGAACCTTCGTAAGTGTAAGAATGACCTACAAATCCTGCAATATCAGATGCGCCGCCTAGAGAAAAGAACTCAAAAGGACGTTTCATGACTTCAGCAATCGCATTACGTGCAAGACTTGTTTTACCTACACCAGGACTTCCCTGCAAGGCGATGACATTACCGACTGAATTTGGATTCACAATAAGCTGGGCAAGTATTTGCATAATTTGCATTTTGGCGGGAAGCATACCGTAAATACTCTTGTCCATAGTTTTACGAGCATTCACCATGAATTCGGTGCACTTAGTTTCTCCATCTTCAAGTGTTACGGGAAGAGGAATAGTCTTTCCGAAAGGGATACGCAAGAATGCGTCTACCCAACTGCGAAGCTTATACGACTCTCCAGAATCTGAACCCATTTCTTCAACAGCTGTTATCTTCTTGATGACGTTGGACTTTACGTAATCGGGAATGGGTAGTTCAAGAACTTTGAATTTAGGAGGAACGTCTCCATCGGAAAGACTGAGCGTGGACATTCGTTTCATAAGTTTCATAAGTTCAGTCTGCTTTTCTTTTGGCTGGACCTTGTAGTACTCTAGTTCTTTTTTAGTTAATTGAATTGGAATCTTTTCATCTTGTTCTTTCTTCTTTGAGCTTGCGCGCGTTCGGTGTTTTGGCTCATCTTCCTTGGGAACATACTTGCTCATCAAGTATTCAACAAACTCATTAACCTCTTCACTGTCTTCTTCTTCCTCCTCTTCCTCTTCCTCTTCCTCTTCTTCTTCCTCATCTGGCTCAATATTTCCATGAATGTGAATATTCAGTGTAATAGGAACTTGTTGTTCTTCTGAGCTAGAACTAGAGCTAGTTTCAAGTGTATCATCCTTTACCCATGTAGTGTCGTCATCCGTCGTGATTCTTGGCTTTTTTGGAGGAGGCGCTTTATTGCTATCATCTTGCATATCCGCCGAACCTTTCCTGCTACGAGGACACTCTTTTCCAGCTCGTTTTACCATTAGTAGAAAATGTCAAAATAAAACCAAAAAAATACCACTTATAATCAATGGAAGCTATTGAAGAGGCCGCAAAGAAGGCTCAAGAACTTATTGATAAGGAAGCAGCTAGAGATCCTAAATTAAAAGAGACACTCAAAATAGTTCGTCGATTTATAGAAACACATCCTGTGATTTGCTATGGAGGTACTGCAATCAATAATCTTCTTCCCAAGCAAGACCAGTTTTATGACCCGAAGGTTGATATTCCAGACTACGACTTTTTCAGCAAGACTCCTCAAATACATTCTGCAAAGATTGCGGATAGACTCGCTGCGGCGGGGGCAGAGAGTGTTGAAGTGAAGCCAGGTGTTCATTTGGGAACTTACAAAGTCTTTTCGGACTTTGTGGGCGTTGCGGATGTTTCGCACATGGATGAATTTATTTTCAACAAGATTTGGAAGGATTCAGTTGTCATTGATAACGTGCACTATGCGCCTCCAAACTATTTGCGGATGGCAGTTTATTTGGAGCTTTCGCGACCAAAAGGATTTGTAGAAAGATGGAAGAAAGTATACTCTCGCTTGCAGCTTCTTAACAAAAGGTATCCAATGACATGTCCCAAGGAAAGCGAAGAAGAGACGGAAATGACTCTTTCGCCAGAACTTCGCTCGAAAGTTGAAAGCATAATTATCAAGAATGAACTTGTACTGTTGGGGTTTAATGCGTCAATGATTCAATCGGGAAAAAATAAAAAGTGGATGCTTCCTCTAGATGTTCTTTGCCTTCCTGACGAGCGCGATAAAATTGCAGGATTGTTTCACAGTGTGTTTCATGGTTCTACTAAAAAAGAGTTTCCTGCATATGGCGAACTTCTTCCTGCTCACACAGACATTGACAATCCAAAATCGAATCACACAATCATTCGATTGTATGAGACGCAAGCATGCCACAGTTACCACGTAATGAAAAACAAGCTTCATGTAGCAAGCATACCTACATTGCTTCAGTTCTTTCTTTCAATCCAGTATGCTTCTGAACATTTTACGGAAGATGTGCCAGAACAGCGATTCCTGTGCACTGCAGAACATTTGGTGAATCTTGCAAATGGATCAAGCGAAAAACTTCGAAACAAGATACTTACGCCAATTACCTGCTTAGGTAAGCAGAAAAATCTTCTGGACATGCGTATAGAAAAGACTGAGCTGTGGGATAAAGTTAAGGGAGATAAGAACTCGCGAGAGTTTCTGGAGTTCTTCTTTACATACAATCCTGTCGGAATGAGCAAGACCGAGCGTCAGAAAGTACGAACGAATTTGAAGAAAACTCTCAAGAGCCACCGACCGTAGCATCTGAACCGCTGAATGCATTGCCAGTACAGCCAGTGCACTGAAGCTTTCCAAAGTCATAAGTAACTTTGAATTGATTTCCATATTTCATCCAAATGGGTTCAGTACCAGTATTTCCAGCATAAGAACTATTAAAGGTCTTATACTGGAGAGCTTCTTTGATTTGGCGCGTTCTGTCGGAAGCATCGCGAGTGACTTGATAGGTGTAACCAGTGAGGCCAGCATCTCCTTGCGAACTCATTTGTATCTAGAAGACAAAGATGTTTCGAAAGAATCGGGGCATATATATGATTATCGGACTGTGTGTTTTATTTTTAGTAGTCTTTGCAAATAAAGATTACTTTGTGCGAGAACATCTGGTGAATCTAACTACGACCACAACACTGAAGGCGGAGTTGGACAAGACAAATAAAAATGTTGCAAAGTTGGAGGAAGACCTAAAAGATATGAAGGACAAAGCTAATGCTCAAGCAGGACAAGCGCGAGCAGCCACAGCTCAGCTAGCGGCTATGACTTAGACTTTATTGGTCCAAAAAGAGGAATCAAAGTAGGGAGGTACAGGGTCTGTTTGTGTCTTGGGAGCACTTGCAGGCGCCTGAGAGACAAGAGTACTTACTTGGTCAGGTGTTAACAAATAAGGGAAATATTGCAAGGCAGAAATCTGGCCTTGGAATCCACCATCAATACCGCTGTGCAAGGTACCGTCATTTTGCTTTGGGAGATTTACAAGAGTGTGGTGCAAATACAGCTTACCGTTGACATAAATGTCCATGGCATGCTGGCCTATAGAAATAGCTACATGAATCCACTTCTTTGCGGGGATATTTCCGATGGGAACAACTTCCATTCCTGCAAAGGTGTCTAGCTTAACTAAGAATGAATTAGTGTTTGGGTCAATTACGAGGGCAGGACACATCGATGAAAGGTCTGCCGAACCTTTTACAAAAACAACTTTTTGCTGACCGTACCTGTATGCAAAGTCATCGACCTTTACCCAGCACGCAACTGCCAGTTCAAGCCCTTTATCTTGATTCAAAGATTTAGGCAGCGCAACATTACTATCGATTTCTTTTGTTCCATCCGTAGGCGGCGTTACAACATTAATTCCCTTGCTCATATCTTGCTTGAGGTAATAGTAGATTCCCGCAATAACACATCCTGCGATTATTACGAACAACACTATGTTGACAATTCCCATTGTATTTTAGAATGTATATTCTTTGACTTCTTTTCCTTTCGTGTCATAAACTCCGAACTTGACAGAGTAACCTCCTGAAGGTCCTGCAGAACCAGATTGATTAGAGCAGCTTGTTCCTGACTTGTAAAAGGATTGAGCGTCTGAAGGCAGAAGGGCTTTGCCGTAATGGTTCAGGTCGCACATGTATCCAGAGAATCCGCCATCATTTGAGATATCAATATTACCTGCAGCGGGTTTAGGAACTCCAGGAAGGAAGCAAGATTTCACAAGATTGCCATTAATATAGATATCCAAGTTTCGGTCGAAAACTGTCATTGAGACTGAGAACCAGGATTGAAGAGGAATGTTGGGAACTTCGCATACAAACACATCATCTGTTGCATCAGAATTATTTGCTGGAGCAGGTTCGCTCTTTGATGAACCGTCTTGTCCCGATGGAAATATGGATACCGAAACTTTCAAATTGTTTTCAGTAGGTGCAAGTGTCACTTTTGGATTCATTATAGCTACGTTACTAGGGTCAGGACGGCTTAGAACAACTTTTTCTTTTCCGTAGCCATAATTCCAATCTTTTACAAACATCCACCACTGAATGCCGTAAGCGCCCTGCCCTTCGCTAGGCAGAGGAGCAGACGATGATGGGATAGATGTTCCGCTGGTAGAATCGTGCATTGAAGACATGAGGCTTCCGCTAGCAGAGCCATAGTACCAGTCATGAAGAATTGGGCGAGGGGAAGGAACAGATGACGTTTGAGGAACAGGAGGTGCTCCCGATTTCATTGGTCCAGAAGATTTCTGGGATCCAGCAATTCCTCCAGACGCTCCCGTGGCTCCCGTGGCTCCCGTGGCTCCCGTTGAGCCAGAAGGTGCAACAGGAGCAGGCCCTGCAGAACCCATAGGTGTATTACATGGTCCAGGGATACGGAAAAGTATTTGACGCCCATTCCACTGACATGCAATTGCATCATAAATTGCAATACCAATAAGAGCAACTACAACTAATCCAACAAAAATACCTCCCATCTTGAACCAGAAAATAGTCCAGGATGCAGAAGATAGTTGTGAATTGGCGCTAGCTAAACTAGAAGCTGCTTGCTGTTGTGTACTGGCCAGAGCAGCTGAAGCATCTTTTGTTAACTGGGAAATGTATTCGCCGCTAAAGGTCGCTTTAGTTATATCTGGCTGGATTACAGGGGCTTGGCTCAGAGGAGTTCCAAGAGTTGGAGCAGGTTTTGAAGAAGAGCCTCCCATTTGTTAGAACGGCCGAAGTAAAAACGAACCACTAAACAGTGAGATGTCGGGAGGCAATATGTTTTGCAATAACTGTGGAGAAAAGGGACACGTCTTTAAAAGCTGTAAGTACCCAATAATTTCATGCGGAATTCTTTTGGTGAGAGGCCCATTTGAACCTCTGAAACTTCCCGTAGACCCAAGAACTGTTGGAGTTCTTATGGTAAAAAGAAAAGATTCTATGGCCTATATGGAGTTTATTCGAGGAAAGTACGATGTAGCGAATCCTACATATATCGGAACGCTGTTGAAAAATATGACAAAGCACGAGCATCAACAAATTGTCAAGGAAGAGTTTGATACTCTGTGGACACGTCTTTGGGGCGAAGGTCGCGATACACGCTCTACAGAATTCGAGTGCTCAAAGGAAAAGTACTATGCTATCGATAGGGCACAGCTAATTACGCTGAATCCGACAAATTACACTGACCCAGAGTGGGGTGTTCCAAAGGGTAGAAGGGCAAAAGGAGAGACAGATATCGATTGTGCAATGAGAGAGTTTGAAGAAGAAACTAATATTGATAAGTCTGCATATACTGTAAGGAAATCAATAGTATTGTCAGAGACATTCAAAGGCACAAATAATATAGAGTATCAGCACACATATTTTCTGGCAACTCTTAAAAGTTCTGCAGGCATAAATATATCGCAAACACTTACAAGCATACAGCGCAGAGAAATATCAGAAGTCTCGTGGAAATCTCTTTCTGAATGCAAAGCTTGTACAAGACCACACTATTCCGAAAGAATAAAGATATTTGAAGAACTTGGACGTATTATTGCAACGTATGAAAGTGTGGGCACATAACAATGGAGGTTCCTATTCCTGAAATTTCGTGGTCTGATTTTGGAAAGAATTTACTTTATGCTTACGCAGCTGTATCCGTGCTTCTAACTGTGATATTGAATGTAGCTACTTATGGCTCTTGTTATAAAACAAATTTTCTTTCAAGTTTAAAACTTGGATTTACGATGACGATTGTTCCTGTGATAATATACGGTTTGGGGTTAAAAATTCAAAGATTCAGAGACATTTTTTCATCAGTATTTCAGAAAATGGGATTATCGCCAGAGAGGTCTAATACATTTGCACTTATTTACATTTTGATTCTTTCAATTCTTCCCTTCACTGTATATGCAGCGCATGCTGCAGAAGAATCTGCTTGTGTAGCGACTCCCGATGAAATGACTGCTTTCAAAACAAAAATGTTACAAGAACTCCAGCAGAAGCAAGAAGCTGAAGAAAAGAATGGAAAGAAGAAGTAATGGGACTGACGCGAAAAAGAAGAAGAGGCGGTGCTAGCCGTAATGAAATACTGTTTCCACAGAAGACAGGAGTAGATTACTCCAAATTGAAAATGACTCCTGAGGGAGAGTATTCAATCACAAAACGCAAAGATGGTGAAATACTCATGAAACATATGAAATCGGTAGTAAAGGGAATGAAGAAAAAAACAATTGCTGATCTTACTGGAAATGTTGGTGGTGATACGATTCTTTTTGCTCTGAACTTTAAAGACGTTTACTCTTTTGAAATGAATCGAGAAAACTTTGAAGCTTTGCAGAATAATGTCGAAGTGTTTGGTCTTAAAAATGTTCAACTAAAGGAAGGCGATTCAACAAAGCTTTATGATGGCGATACCGACGTTCTGTACATTGATGCGCCGTGGGGAGGACCTGACTACAAAGAAAAGAAGGATATGGACTTGTTTCTGGGGTCTGAAAGGATAGACTTGTATGTTGAGAAAATCATGAAAGAAGCAAAACATCCTGAACATGTGTTTCTGAAACTTCCTTCGAACTATAATTTTGACAGGTTTTCTGAATTTGAAATGAAACGGTTCAAGATACGTGGATACTACCTTGTGTGTTTATTTGCAGCCTAAAAGTAATGGAGACTGTTCCATACAGGAGAACAAAGTTAAGTGTCAAAACATTTCCTGCAGGAACATTGCTTTTTAGATTAGTTCAAAGACCGATTGATGATACGCGCGGTGTTCTTCTTAAAGATGGAAAACGTTGTATAACTCCAAACTATAATGTATACTTTTACCCGAATCCTTTTGCAGGAAAGTTGGCTCTAGAAGAATGGTTGTCACAATATAAAAACGTCACAGTTTATGTTCTCACAAAAGATGTTAAAGTTTTGTGGCTTCTGAAACCTTCAAAGTATACGCGTACAACAAAAAATACACAAAGAAATTTTATTAAAAAGTGTTCTCTTGTCCCAAAAGGTTGTTTGCCACGCAGCGGAGATTCTTATAATCCTTGTCTGAGTAATACGATTATTGAAAAGTATCCCGATATAGTTGGAATGGTTTCATTATCTCCAAATGATGCACGCAGAATTCGAGCAAAACTTTCACGTTCAACTCGAAAAATACAGTCTTATTTTCATAGTGCAACAGATGAACTAAAAATTGAATCTGTTCCAGAACTTATCCTGCATCCTCTTGCAAAAAGACCGTCGAAAGATGTGATTGTTTCGGAAGGTGATAAGTTGGAAAATAACTACAAGCAAATAAAAAGTATTTCAACCGATAATGTTTCTAAACTCACTGATTTCATGGATAAACACGCTGTATACAATTCTGAAACATTTTTCTACACTTACAAGGAATAGCCAAGATAATATACGACGCCGAGGTAAGAAATTACTGCAAAGGCAAACATCCACCACCATACTGGAAATATAGTTGACTCACGAGTACCGACCCCGAATGGGCGAACTCGACCTTCTTTCCCGAAAGCTACAGAAGGTTTCATGTAAAGGAATCCTGCGACCATAAATAAATAAAAAGCGACCATCCACAGTTTTGGATTTTTGCGAATTACTTCCTCCATTATCAATTCCTTTCCAAAAATAAGTAGAGAATGTACGTTTTGCCGAATCGGAAAGCATTTGCCGACTCCGTGACACGCATTTTCATGAAGTACCGACAGCGTAGCTTGCTTGAAGCGGGCCAAGGGGCTGCACGTGAACTGTTTCCTCATCAAAAACTTGTTCGCGATTATTTGTTGATTGAAACTCCTTACCGTGGTCTACTTCTTTTTCACGGTCTTGGTGTTGGTAAAACGTGTGCTTCAATCGCAGTAGCAGAGTCTCTGATGTCCAATAAAAAGGTCTATGTATTATTGCCCGCTTCACTTCGTGAAAACTTCTTGGGAGAAATTCGTACTTGCGGAGACCCTATTTATGTAGAAGACCAGCACTGGGTTGAAAAGAAAGCAAATACTGATGAAGAGCGTGAAAAAGCTTTTAAGATGGGTATTTCTGAAAAGTTTATTAATGAGCAGGGACGTTACTTTGTTACGGTTTCAGATATGCCTTCAAATTTCAAAAACAATCCAGAACTACAAGCTCCTATTCGCAAACAGATTGCAGACATAATTGAGTCTCGATTTCATTTCATTAACTTTAATGGTCTTTCATCATCAAATATCGACAAGATACTTGGAGAAGAACATATGTTTGATAATTCGGTCATAATTATTGATGAGATTCATAACTTGATTAGCGGTGTGGTGAATGACCGTGAAATCAAGCGCAGGCTTTACGATATGATTTATAATGCAGTGGATGCAAAGGTTGTTGCTCTAACGGGAACGCCAGTCATAAACAGGCCTCAGGAAATAGCGTTCCTGATGAATCTTTTGCGTGGACCCGTGAAACAACTTGGAGTTCCCACCAAGTCTGCAGTAAGTTGGGACGAATCTATGATGACTGCTTTTTTCAGGTCGGTAAAAGACATCGATACCGTGGATTACAATTCCGTAAAGCGTGTAATTTATCTTACCAGAAACCCACCCCATTTTGAGAGCGTTTATAATGAGAAGGGAGAACGTATTGCTGTTAAATATAATAAGGAGCTTCCGTTTGAGCCAGATATCAAGAAATGGGTTTCTTCTTGGAAGACCGAGTTTACTTCAAAGTTTGGAGGTGTTGAACTTGATGCCGAAGAAAAGATGACCGAATCTGTTCTTGAATGTTTACCCACTGACTTTGAAGAGTTTGTGAAAACTTTCGTAGATGGACTGAAAATCAAGAACGCTCTTCTTATGGGAAGACGTATTCAGGGTCTTGTTTCTTACTACAAAGGTGCTAACGAAAACCTTCTTCCAAAACAGCTCGATGAAGACAAGATGCTCACAAAAATTGAAATGTCAGAAACACAGTTCAATCGTTACCTAACTGTACGTTCAGAAGAAATCCGAAGCGATTCAAACAAGAAACGCAGAGGAGGTTTGAACGATGAAATGGGTTCTTACAGAATGATTTCGCGTATGGCTTGCAACTATGCGGTTCCTTCCGAATTCAGACCTTCGAAATGGGATAGGAATGAAGATGAAGATGATTCTGGCGAAGGCAAGATAGATATTGTAAAGAAACTCCTAGAAGATTCAGACAAGTACCTTTCAAAGCAGGGTCTAAAGCAGTATTCGCCAAAGATGCTGAGGCTTCTTGAAGATTTAGAAGCTAGTGTCGGCAAGAAAGATGAGTGGAATAACCAGTTTGTCTATTCTCAGTACCTTACTGCAGAAGGACTCGGGATTTTTGGAGAAGTTCTAAAAAAGCACGGTTTTCAAGAGTACCGACTCCTGAAAGAAGGAGGGGTGTGGAAAGAGGACCCTGAGATGGATGCCGACAAGCCTGCATTCGGTCTATTTACTGGCGGAACTTCGGGTGTTGACAAAGAACGGCGCGAACTTGTTCGTCAAATCTTTAATGAAGATTACGGAGACCGATTTCCACAAGTTTTGAAAGAAAGTATAAAAAAGCATCGTCTCTGCGTCTTCATGGCATCTTCTGCTGGCGCTGAAGGCATTACCCTAAAGAAGGTGAGAAACGTATACATCATGGAACCTTACTGGACGCCAGGACGCATTGAGCAGGTCATTGGTCGTGCTATTCGTATTGGGTCGCACTTAGCTCTGCCAGAAGAAGAGCGAACGGTTACTGTGAAACTTTACATGACTGTGTTCAACAAAGACCAAACGATTGTAGCAGAAGGTGCTAACATTGTGATGGTTCGGCGAGCAGATATGGTTTTGAAACGATACGAAGGCGACGAACCTCGCGAAGTTTTCATGTCTACCGATGAGTTTCTGTATGAAACCGCGTACGAAAAGAGCCGACTTATCAAAAGTATCGCAACAGTTCTGAAACAATCGGCCATTGATTGCGAAATTCACCGAACTATGCACTCAAAGAATGAACCTGCTATCCAATGTATGCGCTTCGACACAACAGTCACTGCAGAAGATTTGGCGTACCGTCCTAAATATTTGAGCGACGAAAGAGATGCTCTTTACAAGAAAAATTTAGTAAAACGTGGTCGTATGTTGCAAAGAATATCTGTCAAGGGAATTTTTATGATTATGGATACTGTAAGCCGAGAGATATTTGACCATGCGGCATTTGAAGATAATAATCGGCTCATTCAAATTGGCGAACTTCTTGGAACTAATAAAATAGTGTTTTTTCCTCACGTAGTTCTATAATAGAGAGACAATGTCGCAGGCAGGAGAAAATTGGACACCGCGAACTGGCCCAGGAAGTCGTAATTGGTATTCAGTAGCCAGTTCATCCGACGGGACTAAACTTGTGGGTGTTGTAAGAAATGGCTTCATTTACACTTCGAATGATAGTGGCGTTACTTGGACACCGCGAACTGGCCCAGTAAGTCGTAGTTGGAATTCAGTAGCCAGTTCAGCTGACGGGACTAAACTTGTGGCATGTGTTTTTAACGGTTCGATTTGGACTTCAAGCAATAGCGGCTCTAATTGGACTGAACGAAGTGGCGCAGGAACTCGTGATTGGTATTCAGTAGCCAGTTCATCCGACGGAACTAAACTTGTGGCTGTTGATTACGCTAACTACATTCACACTTCGATTGATAGCGGCGTTACTTGGACACAGCAAAATGGCTCAGGAACTCGTACTTGGTATTCAGTAGCCAGTTCATCCGACGGGACTAAACTTGTGGGTGTTGTAAGAAATGGCTTCATTTACACTTCGAATGATAGTGGCGTTACTTGGACACCGCAAACTGGCGCAGGAAGTCGTAATTGGTATTCTGTAGCCAGTTCATCCGACGGGACTAAACTTGTGGCATGTGTTTATAACGGTTCGATTTGGACTTCAAGCGATAGCGGCTCTAATTGGACTGAACAAACTGGCGCAGGAACTCGTAATTGGTATTCAGTAGCCAGTTCAGCTGACGGGACTAAACTTGTGGCTGTTGTTTTCGGTGGCTACATTTACACTTCGAATGATAGTGGTGTTACTTGGATACAGCAAAACAGTTCAGGAAGTCGTAATTGGAGTTCAGTAGCCAGTTCAGCTAACGGAAATAAACTTGTGGGTGTTGTAGGAAATGGTGGCTACATTTACACAAGCACAGCTACAGAGACAGACACAACTACCCCTACTTGCTGCACGAAGTCTCAGCAAACCCGTGCAATAAGTGCAGGTGACTGGATAAGGCTCCGACGTCTTCAGGGTGCGAGACATTATTTAACAACTGTCAGCAATGGTACGGATATTAATGTTCCCACAATTCCTCAAACTCCATACAATCCTGCACTGCTTATTCCTCGAAATACAGGATCAAGTCGTATTCGGCGAACAACTGGAGATTACATTTCCTTTATCGGTTCTCGTGCTGAAGAGTTTAAGTAAATGTAAAAAGTGTTCGGTTTATGTACATAAAACTATGAACTAAGTAACAATAAGATGGCAGGTATCATGCAATTAGTCAATAAAGGAGCCCAGGACCAATTGGTAACGGGCAATCCTTCATTCACACATTTTAGGTCAGTATATAAACGGCACACGGATTTTGCGATGGAGCATTTTCAGCTCCCTTTTCGAACAACAAATTTGAATATTACCCAGGCAGGAACTCTTACCATAACTGCAAGAGTGGAGAGGTATGCACAGCTTCTTCACGACTGTTATTTGGTGCTAACAATGCCAAACATTTACTCTCCAGTAGTACCAACATCTCCAGGAACATCTTATGCAAATTTGAACCCAAGTTCTCAAGCAATAGGATATGAATTTGCGTGGATCCGAAATTTGGGGTATAATATGATTGCCAATGTGTCTATTGTTATAAACGGACAAGCCGTAGTTACACACACTGGAGAATGGATGAAGCTTTATGCAGATATGAATTTTGACCGAAACAAGAAAGATATTGTGGACGTTATGGTTGGAAATGTTCCCGAAATGTATGATCCAGCAAATGCATTCGATAGAGTGAATCAGTACCCTCATGCAATTCCCAGTGCATCAACTCCGCCAGAACCTTCAATTGCTGGCCGAATTTTGAGCATTCCTCTGCACTTCTGGTTCTGCGAAAAAGTCGGTACAGCTCTTCCACTGATAGCCATGCAGTATTCTCAAATTGATATTGTTGTTGAACTACGAAACATGTATCAGCTTTTTACAGTTCGTGAAGTGCGTCCTAACCTAACAAACTCAGGAAAAAGAATTGCGCCAGACTCTTCGTCTTCAGTGTATAATATGACCAATTTTCTGTCACCTCCCACAGGAAGTGGACCTACGGATACAAGTTTGGTAACGTGGAGCCTTAATCCGTACATTGAGGCAAATTACATTTTCCTTTCGGATGGAGAGCACGTGCATGTTGCAAAGAATGAGCATTCTTTCATAATTAATCAAATTGATATTCAGGAAGCTAATGGACAGTATGGTCCTGTTAACGATGTTCCTGTCCTAATGAAAAATCTTTGTACTCAACTTATTTGGATTGCTCAGCGGAGCGACCGTTATCTATATAACGATTACGATAACTATACGAACTGGGATGATATTTATCGTCTACCTCCCAATGCAAATCCTGCGCAGATTCCTTCAACATACTTCTTATCTTCTGGCGCAATGATGAACACAAACGTTTCGCAAAGAGAAATTCTTCTTCAATCAAACTTGGTTCTTGACGGAAAAGACCGCTTCTCACCAAAACCAACCGAGTTCTTTTCGCAAATAGAAAATTACCGCCACCATACTGGAAGAACTATTACGGGCATTCCTGGCATATATTCATACTCATTTTCACTCGACCATCACACAGGTCAGCCCAGTGGCCATATTAACGGTTCAATGTTCAATCGGCCTATTCTGCGAAATACTTACATACAGCCTCCATACACTATTAGCCTGAATACTACAGGTGCTACAGTTTGCATTCTGAAAAGTACTGCAAATAATGCGAATCCAACTATTGTAAATCCGAATGCAGTGGACAGACTAGGAAACTTAGTTTATAAGCCAACAGAACTACTCACTATCGTACGAAAGCAGGATGCGCAAACTTATCTTTACACGTATAATGTTCGAATCTTTGTTGAGTCGTATAATTATCTGCGAGTCATTGGCGGAGTGGCGTCTCTCGTATTCAGTTCTTAATCGAAATATAGTATAATGAGCAGCGGACTAAGTATACTCACTGCAATATATGGTGCTGGCTCCACAACTGTTGATGTAAAGTCTGCAGTTTCATCGCAAATAAGGGATGGAAGTATAAGTTTAGTGGTGAGCCCAAGCGCTCTGAATGTCGAAGACCCTGCGCCAGGCCAAAACAAAACTCTCACCGTCGACTATAGCATCAACGGTGGAAGTTCAAACACAACGGCTGTCAAAGATGGAGATTATTTGAAAATAGATGCGCCTCCAGAAAGAAGTGCATCGGGACTTCAAATTGTTAAAGCAGAATATGGATATGAAGGTAACTTTGCAGATGTAACGGATGCTGTAAATAATTTGGTTTCAAACGGTTCAATTTCTATGACAGTAAGTCCAAGCGCCGTAGGAATTCCAGACCCTAATCCTGCAAAACCCAAGCTCTTAAAAGTAGAATATACTCTGAATGGTGCGTCAAATAGCGAAAGTATTTCCGATGGAAAAAAGTTCTCAGTATCTGCACCTGCTCTAAATAGCGATGCATCTGCGCCAATTGGAAATAGTGGATTTACAATAGTTTCAAGTTTCATTGGAAATTTTATATATTATTTGCTGTGGATTTTGGTAACATTTCTTGTAATGGATTTCGGAGAATCTAAATTTGGAACTGTAGGTAAGTGGGGATTTGCGGCGCTTTCATTCTTTATGCGATTCTATTTTGGTTTGTTTATAATGCCAATTATTATATTTTGGTGGGCACTGTTTTCGCAAAATGTTGTTTACTCTTAAATGAAAAAAAAAGAAATTAATTCTTTTTACTCGCTGTCCTCAGAGAGCGTCGTCTCTTTGGGCATCACCATCTTTTTAAAGTTAGCGACGCCAAGGTAGCCCTTGAAAGAGTCCTTAGATGCGCCTTGGTAGACGCGGAAAGTTGTCTTGCCGACAGTATATTCTTCTTCATCAAACTCTACGTCGACAGTCTCTTCCTCCTTTTCGGGAGGGCCAGTGACGGTCTTTCCAGCATTGCTGTAGACGCCAGGCGTTCCGCCGACATCCAACTTGAGCTTCTGGAGCTCCTCGATTGTGAGGATCTCGACAGATGGCTTCTCGTCGTCATCGGTTTCGCCTTTGAGCTTGCGCAGCTTAGCGCGCTCGGTCTCGAGCTGCTTTGTGCGCTTATTTCGGTTTGCTTCGGTCTTTGTTTCGTCGGCAATGTACATCAGAGACAGAGCAATTTCGTGCTCTACCACTTCAATTTCGGTCATTTCGGACTTCTTCTTCTTCTTTGCAGGCGCATCCTCATCAGGACCGCCTGCGCCTGCCTTGACCTTCTCGACTTTCACAGTCTTGGTCTTTGCAGGCGCTTTCTTCTTCGGCTCCATCAGAGCCGCAAGCTTTTCTGTCAGCTTAGAGTTTTCCTCCTCAAGCTTCGTGATTCTTGCATCTTGTGCATCCACGCGCTTCGAGAGTGCTTCAAACTGAGCCTTCGACATCTTGTATATACAAGTTTTTGAAGTAAACTACCAAAATCCGTTTTGCGTTTTGGCATGTCAAAACTAGTGGCTTTCAAATACAAATGTCCAGCACGGATTTTGCCAAGACTCATTTGCGCGAACATCTTGTAGGATTGGTCGTTCCTCCCGTTAGCGACGGATTCTGGAGCATCTACGATTCTGCAAAAGAAGTGTGCGAGCGTAACGGACAACTCGACCAAGTTCTGCGCACATTTCAGAATATGCTGACAAAGATTCCAGAATGGACTGATGCTACTCTTACCAAAGAAGTTGAGCGAATTATAAAGATTACTAAATGCTCATATATGGATGATTTGCTGATGGGAGTATTTATTTCGTACATGCGTTCATTCGCAAGCCTGCACTACCGCGGCTCTTCGTCAGAAATCAAGATTGATTTTAACCGTCCCAGCTTTGCCAAGTTTGTGCACGAACTTTATAAGCATTCAGGGCGCAAGTTGTGGCAGGTAGCTTATTATTTCAAGACGATTGGTGTAAGTTCCGAGCAGCAGGCGCGTAATCGTCAGGAAATCGAGAAGGTTGTAACTGATTGCATGGAGCAGGTTATTCGTGGATTTTTACCTTGGGAAGCTATTGCCAAGAAGTACTTTGCAGATGAAGAAGTTGATGAGGAGGCTCCAACTCCACTTCCCGCTCCTGCGCCGCCAGCTCCTGCAAAGGAAGAGCCGAAACACCAGAAGGTACAATTTGATGAATTGGAAGACGAGACTGATGAGGAAGATGAAGAAAGCGATGAGGAACAACTTCCTGCAATTAAATTGTCAGATGAGACAGCAGAGTTGGATTTTAAAGAATTTGATGATACGCCAGAGGTCAAGCCTGAACCAGCGCCAGTTGTAGTAAAACTTCCTGAAATTCCGAAAGAAGAAGACCCTCTCAAAGAACTGGAGTCGCGCGCGTCGGAGTCTCTCGTTCTAAACTTGTAAACTTAACCTTATTTTCGAAATAAATGATGATTGTTATTGCTTCGGTTGCCGTGGCAATAGTTTGCTTTATTGTATACACACTTGAACGACGCTCAAAGGAAGCGCCCATCGAGTGGGTTGATGCTGCAAAGCTCAGCTTGTTTGGAGGCCTGATTACTGCAGGCGTTGTATTTGCTACTTCTACAAATGTAGTTGCGGATACAGTTAAAAATATGGAAATTCCTTCAGTCCAAGACATGTTTGTGGGAAAGCCCACGTGGTAAAGTCTAATTCGGAACAGGAGGTCCATTGTTTAGGTCATCGCCGTACTTAAAGTAGCACGCGACTTTATCGAGGGCTTGTGTATATGCTTTAGTCCAGGTGTCTGGAGGGTTAAAATACAACCCGCATTGATATTTTGGGTGGTACCTGTACGCCTCTAGAAATCCAAGAACATATTCGACATCAGAATCTCTCACACCGTGAACGGGCAAGACGTGATCTCTAATTATCTGTTCCTTATCGGATTCGGTTAGCTTATATTGTACCATTTTTTAGAACAAATATAAAATTATATAACAATTCGTTTTAACGAATACCCACAAACAATACAAGTATGAAAAGCGTAATTATTTATACATATTTTAAATCGCCATCAAATAACTACAATCTTTCTTTCTTTGCAAAAAGAGAACTATCTTGCAAAGAAGATATTGATTACATAATTGTTGTAAATGGACACGAATGCGGAGTTGAATTACCAGAACTTCCTAATTTAACAGTATTGAAACGAGACAATGTTGGATTTGATTATGGAGGCCATTCTGCAGCCCTGGATTTTATAAAATCAGAAAATAAAGTTTACGATTATTACTTTTTTATGAATAGCGGAGTTATTGGTCCAATTGTTCCTCACTATTTTAAAAAGACTCACTGGTCTTCACTTTTCATTGAAAAAATAACTGATAAAGTAAAACTAGTCGGAACAACGATAGTATGTTTAGCATCGAATGATTCTGGAGGATACGGTCCTAAAGTTGAAGGCTTTTTCTTTATGACAGACAAAATTGGTCTTGATGCAATGATTGCAGAGAAAACAATCTTCTGTAACCATCCTACAAAATTTAGCGTGATTGTAAATGGAGAATATGGTATGAGTAACTGTATGTTCAAAAATGGCTATTCGGTTGATTGCATGATATCAAAATATCAAGGCATAGATTGGTCAAACCCTGCAAATTATAAAATGAATAATAACAGGCATCCTTCACGAAAAAATTATTTTTATGGAAAATCCCTGAATCCGTATGAAGTCATTTTTTATAAATGGTTTTGGAATGACGACGGTCCTGTAAATTTTGATATTATTGACCAGTACGTTAATCAATGGACTTAATCTATAGAGAATACATTTGTTCCTGCAGGAACAGAATCTACCTTAAACATTTTTAAACTTTCAATTTCAGTTCGTGGAACAGCATCCTTACAGAAGCGCCCAATCGCCTTGTAAAGATGGAATCCATGATACCTATCGTGTCTCGAATCTTTCTTTCCAAACATTACTGACGAACCGTCTTCCATCTTCATCCATTTCGTAAAGAAGTTGAAAACAGTGTTGTCGCGGTAATCAAGGCACTCGGGGCCTTCAGGAAAGAGGTCCCAGAATAGTGAAGTCGCAAGACGTGCAAGATCGAAAGAAGGGTTGGGTTTTATCATTGGATATTTTTGCAAATATTCAGGTTCACAGTTATACTGTCCTGCAGCCTCTTCATCAATATTAAAATGGTCACTCATGAATATTTTTGGGTCTTTCATTCCTAGAAGACGAACGCTTGCAACTCCTCTTTCAAAATCAATTATCTTAATGAGTTTTCCATAAGTTGGAACTTTGTAAAACTTGCCTTCGCAGTTGTAGTGTAAAAACTCTTCAGCCGTATCCACGTACATAACATTATTCGAATGCAAATCATTATGCGTAAAAGAAAATGTGCGCTGGGCAAATGCAAGTGCGAACATGACTTGTGAAATCCACGCAAGATGTTTAGCTTCGTCAGATACTGATTCGCACAGTTCAAAAAAAGTTCCAGCACATTTCTCCATCAAAGTAATTTGTACAGGAACGTTCTTGAAAGATGCCCACGCGAATGGTTCATCATCATCTTCATCGCTTCCATCATCGTCGTCATCGGAATCGCAATCACAAGATTTAACTGCAAAAATATATGATGTGGAAACCGAAGAAGAATCAGACTCATCGTCACTATCATTTTCGCCATGACTCAAACACGATATCTCTGCTGGAGCTGTTTCGGGAACATTCAGAGAAGGATATTCTCCAACATCTTCAAGCTCTACATCTTCACCAAGATTTACGCTAGCCCTGGCGGTTCGGGTATGTTTGAATAAAGTCTCGCCAAGTTCATCGCTCAGTTTCATATCAAATGTTTTTCCGATATTCTGCGAAAACCATGACCTGTCACAGAGTTCTCCGTAATCGTCCGAAATATCTATTGTATGCTTATCGGATACTCCAATGAAAGCACCATAAACCTTTGGGAAATGCTGGCAGCGAGATTCGCTGAGAACTGCCGAAATAAGTGCGCCAATATATGCAGCATTTCCTGAATTTTGAATCTTATTTTGCATTTCAACAAACTCTTCCGACAACGAAGGAAGTCCAAAGGAAGTTCCGTAATCTCCCTGCATCCACTTAAATGGGCTGAGAAGCATAGTAATCTTCTTGTGAACTTCAACAGTCTTTCCAGAAGAAGTCTTTATCGTGTTCTCGTCAACTAGCGAAACAACTTCTTCTCCAAACTTGAATCCAAACTCTTTCGGATTCGTGAGAACTTCGGTTTTAAAGAGTCGTTCAATTGGAGGAAAAAATGGCTGAAGATGATCGATGTTCCAGGTTTGCTTTGAAACGCTTCTGATTTGTTTCATATCATATCGATGCACCATCATTGGCACAGGACTGGTTCTCAAATCAGACTGCTTTCGTTTTCCCATATATTATCCAGAGGGGTTAAAGCAAATCGAAAATATTCACGCACAAAACTAAGGATGGCTCTCAATTTTCAAATCAAAAAGTTCAATATTGATATGTTGAAAGACCGTTGTGAAATCGATTCACGAAAATCTCCGATGATAGTTATTATTGGCAAAAAGGATACGGGAAAGTCTTTCTTGGTGCGAGATATTCTCTATTCCACCCAACATGCTTTTCCAATTGGTACAGTGATTTCGGGAACTGAAGTTGCCAACGAGTTTTTCCAGCATATGGTTCCTTCAAAGCTAATTCACGACAAGTACCGTCCTGAAATTGTTATGGGAGTCATTAAGCGCCAGCTCGGTGCCAAAACTGCCCGAAATGAAGACAAGAAAAAATCAGGCGGAAGTTCTTCTGCCGATCCTCGTGCTTTCCTTATTTTGGACGATTGTTTGTACGATGCTTCGTGGATTAAAGAAGAATCGACTCGTTACGTTTTTATGAATGGTCGTCATATTGATTTGATGACAATCATTACCATGCAGTATCCTCTCGGCATTACACCTAACCTTCGTACGAACGTCGATTTTGTGTTTATTCTTCGCGAATCTATCGTGAATAACCGCAGACGTATTTACGAGAACTATGCAGGTATGTTTCCCACTTTCGAAATGTTCTGCCAGTTCATGGACCAATGTACTGAAAATTTTGAGTGCTTAGTTATCTGCAATGGTGTTCAGTCGAACAAATTAGAAGATCAGGTGTTTTGGTATAAAGCATCAGATCATCCAGTATTTCATATGTGCGACGATTCTCTTTGGGTAGATAATAAACCGTTCTCAAGCACGATGTTGGCGGCAGACGAGTACAGCGTAGACTCCATGCGCAAAAAGAATTCGGGACCGTGGGTACATGTAAAAAAGACCCCGTAAGAGGGGTCTATAGGTAGGACATTATTTCGCGCATCATTACGATGGGCAGTCCCTTCAGGGCACTGCCAGGCTTGCAAGGGGTCTTAATAACCTCCATGAAGCTGTTTCTGTCGATCTCTTGTTCAATGTACTTTACAACAATTTTTAATTTCAAAACACGGGATTCATACATAGAAATATCATGCTGAATTTCATTCATGAAGAATGGACTTAACCTTTTTCTTTCTGGTAGCGTTGGGTTATGTTTTTTATATTTTTCAATAAGCATAGTTTTTCTAACTATGAGATCCTCCCAAATACGCAGCTTCTTTTGCAATAATTCTAACATTGATAGATCAATTTTAGAATCAGTGGATACATCATACGTTTCATGCGTATTATCGCTAAAGTTAACTTTCAGAGAAGGCATGTTTGTAATTTCAACAAATTTATCAAGTTCACGGTTAAATCTTTGTACAGGATAGTCCAGAGTTATTAGCTGTGCGTTTGTGATCCGTGGATCAGAAGCCATTCTGACTGTTGTTTTTGAAACTAAACTATTTAGGTAAAAAAATCCATTTTTAGGTAAAAAAAGACCCCGTGAGGAGCCACATTATTATTATTGAGTTAGCCACATAAGTACAGAGCCAATTGGCATAAGTACTGTTAAACCTACAATAATCGCAATTATTATTAGAAACAAGAACGCGTCAAATAACGCAGTTCCTGAAACTCTATCTTCGTATGTGAATGTATTTTGATGAGACATGTAGATTTCAGCTAATTCGGGAATCACGAAGTAGCTAACTATAGGCGCAAGGATGCAGTAAGCTAGCCACATCAAAGTGTAGAGCTCCATGCTTGCGCTGGGCGCGGGGTACTCTCTCGAGTTCCCTCCGCATGAGATTTGGTCATTTAACTAAAAATATTCCATTTTAAAGTAAAAAGTTTTCACGGTTTCATTTTTTCTTTTGTTTTTTCTGTTTCTGTGTTTTCTATTTTTTTCTTTTGTTTTTTTCTGTTTTGTGCGATTTGTATTTGCTTTTTCCTGTTTAGAGCACGCGTAGTCAAACGGCGCTCCTAACTTGGTTACCACGATCGACTTCGGCAGCAAAAGTTCCACAGTAAATACCAAAACTCATTTCTGGCGTCTACTGCTTTTTTAGCGAGAAGTAAGTGTTTTGCTTCACCTATCACGTCACGTTTGTGCTCCAAAGCCGTTGTAGCGGTCACATGCAGATTTGGGTCTGCATTGATATGGCGCACCAACCTCTTAGTAGGGCATCTACTCAAGTGATTCGTCGCGTATTCAA